TTTAACGGCTGACATCATACCGTCCTGCCGTCTGCCCTTGTCTGCCAGCGTAGCTGTCACCTCGTCGTCCATAGAACCTTTAAGCACAGCGGCCCAGTTAAACACCGGCAACACCTGGCCGGATCTGTCCACCCTGCCGATCACCTGGTCGTACAGCTCACGGGACCAGCCCCGCCCGAAGTGGTACATAAGGTGGCCGCCAAACTGCATATTAAGACCATGTCCGCCACTGGCAGCGTGCAGCATCATAGCGGGTATTTCCTTACGGTTCCACCGCTCCACATCTCGCAGGGTATGCTTCGGGTCCATAAGGTAAGGGTCAAACTCCTTCAGGTGTTTCTTGATCCGTGCCACGTCAGACTGGAACTGGTAGATAATCAGCAACGGGTCACCGTTGGCAGCCTCCAGTGCGTCCCGTAGCGCGTCTATCTTCAGGTTATGCACCTCGTAGAACTCCCGGTCCAGCCCCTTGCCCTCACCTGTGTAAATAGCACCGTTAGCGAATTGCAGCAGCTTGCCAGTCAGCGATGGCGCGTTAATGGCCGTTATCTCACCACCTTGCAACCCGTCCAGGAACTCCAGTACCGACGTTTTCTCGAACTCCTTATACTTCGCCTGCAGGTCTGCCGGCATAGGTATCTCCACCAGCAGGTCAGTGCGTTTAGGCAGGTCCAGATAGTCCTCGGCCTTCATAGATATGCAGATGTCGCCTATCTTGTCGTAGATCTCGCGCTCGTTGATGTCAGGCCCCAGCACCTCGTCGTTCTTATCCCTTATAAGGTCATAGCTGTACACCACATGGCCGTTACGCTTGCCGGGCTTGAAGTACTTATCCCGGTAGCTGCTAATCGTCTTACCCAGCCTGTGCCCACGGTCCAGCAGGAACACCTGCGGCCACAGGTCCAGCAGGCCGTTAGGCATGGGTGTGCCGGTCAGCCCTATTACTCGTTTGATAAGCGGCAGCACCAGCCGCAAAGCCTTGAAGCGTGCAGACTGGTTGCTTTTGAAGCTGGACAGCTCGTCTATCACCAGCATATCGAACGGGAAGGAACCACCGTAGAAGCCTTGCAACCATACCACGTTTTCCCGGTTGATAACATAGATGTCAGCCTTTGCCTTCAGAGCTTCTTTGCGTTTGCGCTCGTCACCGAGCACCAGGGAGAACGTAAGGTGCGTAAGATGCTCCCACAGCTTCGCCTCAGTGTGCCACACGCTCTCAGCTACACGCTTAGGAGCCACGATAAGCACTTTGTCTATTGCGTAGTCGTGGTACTTCAGATGGTCGATGATGGTAAGCGTTGACACAGTCTTACCGAGACCGATGCCCAGCAGCAGCCCCGCCGAGGCAGTGTCGGTAACTTTGTTGTCGATAGCGTGCTCGATAGCGTGCCACTGGTAGGGGCGTAAGTCGTCTTTGGTTCTCATCCTAATATTTTATCGAGTATGCGATCACTCGCTATTTTGAAGTAATCTTTATCTTGTTCAAAACCTATGAAGTTTCTACCAGTGTTGATACATGCTATTGCGGTTGTGCCGCTGCCCATGCAGTTATCGAGCACCAGGTTGCCGGGGTTCGTGTAGGTCTTTATAAGGTATTCAAACAGGGCGACGGGCTTCTGAGTTGGGTGTAGCGTAGCGAGGTCAGAGTTAAACTCAAGTATGCTTTTCGGATATCCGGTTTTGGTTTGTAGGTAGTCACTCTGTTTTTTCGTGCTTGGGCGGTGATCGCTGTGCCCTTTACCTCTCACTACCCTATGACAGTCTATTAAGTTTTGAGGGTTATAAACCATCCGGTTATTGGCATTTTTAGATGTGCCGCCTTTACTGAAAACGACAATATCCTCGTGGATAGTTAGAAACCTGTAAGGTGCCTGAGCAAAGTGCTGAACCGTTGATTTTCGCCAAACGAGAGAATACTTGAATAAGGTTAAATTGCTTAGTGTAAGAGCACTGGTAAAAGGCTGGGCGGCAGTCAGTACAATAGCCCCATTGTCTTTAATGACACGCTCGTACTGCACCCACAGCTTATCAAATGGTATAATGGTGTCCCACTTGCACTGAGTAGTACCGTAGGGCAGGTCACACAATACCATATCTACCGACTTATCAGGTAGCAGTTTCAAGCCTTCGAGGCAGTCCATGTTGTATATTTCGTTAAGACTGAGCACGGTTTATTTCGTTAAAAAAGTTATCTAATCCCGCCTGATCGTCTATAACGTAGACAGTAAACCCCAGTTTACGCAGGAAGGCGATTACCGTCACCTGCCGGGGGCTTGGCTTCTTACCGGTTGTCTTCAGCTCAGCGAAGCATACACGCCCACCCGGTAGCAGCACAGTGCGGTCAGGCAGCCCGGTGAAGGACAGGCATATCATTTTCAAGGCTATACCGCCCAGAGCCTTCACCCCTCTTACAAGCTTATCGTCTATCAGTTTTTCGGTCATGTTGTCAGTTAATAAATCCCTGTTGTTTTAAATATTGTTCAATCTCTATGTCTGTCAACATAAATGTTTTACTAAGTGTTTCCCTCATTTATGCGGCAAAGGATGTGGTATTAATCCGCTGTTTATTAAATACCCTTCAATTGCATCGTCATTTGGTTCATTGTGGTCTATGAGTGACTTTCTCACCTTCTCAGCCGTAAACGCTAAGGCTATGGCGGCAAAGGGGCGGCACATTTCGATGTAAACGTGGTTGGTGGTATAAAATGCTCCAAAGTGTTCCCGTGCCATCTTCTCGGCTAATTCTGTTAGTTGTGTTTCGTAGTTCATTTATAAGTTTTTAAAATCTCCACCCCATCTGCCATCGCCATAAGTAGCGGAGTAATGTCGGGGGAGAATGATAATTACTTTCCAGTTATCAAATGCAAATCGTTATTTTCTTCCATTATCGGGTATATAATGTCGAACTGGTTTTTTGCACCTTCCTTTGTAGACTCAGCCCCCCTTGCAACCTTGTCTATATACCATCCTTCTTTTTTAGGATTAGGCTTATAATTTTTGTAAAGCCACAATTCAAATAGATGTTCTTTGCGGATTGCTTCGGTTTGTGTCATATCTTAACTTGTTTTTTAAGATTTTCATAAGCGTTTTTCCATGCCACAGCTTTAAACAATCCTTTGCCTATACATACCATTCTTTTTTTATCGTAGTCTACCACATCTACATGCCAAAGGTTTTCTTTACCGTATTTGTTCCAATAAAACGAACAGTCTATGTCTGACCTTATCGGGTAAACTTTTCTTACTTCATTTTCGTAATTCATAATACCTTCAGTATTGCCACCCGACCTTTTATTCCTGCGGTGTGAAGTAAACAATTAAATGATTGTAATGCGGTTGTGCAGGTGTATTTGTTGTCCTTTTTCAACCTGTAATTATCGTAGCAGCCCATGCCGTTATTTGACACTATCTCTTCCGCCTGTTCTTCGGTTAGTGGAGTGGTGGCGATTAGGGTGTAGTGTCCGTCGGGTAAACTGATGTATTTTGAAATAAAATCATCAGGTCGGCTATCTTCATCTGGGTTTTTTATACGAAATGCAATTTCATTTTCGGCTATCAGGTCTATTTCTTCGGTAGCCCCATCAGGCACTCCCACCGCTAAATATTCTCCTGATTGCGTTGTGAATTTTGTCATGGTTGTGTTTTTAATTCATTATTGTATCGAAGTCAGAGACAGGTGTGTATCGGGTCATAGGGGCATCCTCTCTTACGTACCCCTTCAGTGTGCCGTACTCGCCGAATTGTAATTTGCTTTTACTGGCCTTCCAGCCCGGTATGAAACGCATCATGTCGTGTATCTCTCTGGTACTGCTGCGGTCCACATCTTGTTTACGCCAGCCCAGGCACTCCACACACAGCTCTACCGCACACACCCGGTTACGCTTCACCGTGCCGCCTGCCTGTAGCTCGTCGCCATGCAGCCACGCTCTGCGCGCGAACACGTCGCGCTCGTCCCAGTCCTCCGGCAGCAGCTTGTCAAGGTAGGCCTGTATCATGCCTACACGCTCGTCTATGTCGGTGTGGTCAGCCTGCACCTGTGCAGCTATCGCCTCCAGCTCAGGGGACAGGTAGAGAGGCTCACGGCTCTTGTACAGCAGTACCGCCTCAGCCCATATCTGCCCTACTACGTCCGGTGTCAGGTCGGTTACATCCATAGCAGGTGGTACAGCGTGGACCTCAGCAGGCCAGAACCTACGCCCGCCTGTAGCGTCACGCAAGGGCCGTTTATCGTTGGTAGTAGCTACGAAGATGCACTGCCGCAGGAACTCCTCTATACGTCGCCCGTAGGACACACGGTAGCGGTCCTTCCGCTTGGTTATAAAGTGTTTCACCGTCTCCACGTCAGCACGTCGCATACCGGACAGCTCTGCTATCTCGAGTATCCACGCGCCTTGCAGTTGCTCGTAGGCCTCCTTACCTTGCACGGTCGTAAAGCTGTCCGAGAACCAGTCTACGCCCAGCTTGTCTATAAGTGTGCTTTTCTTGAGCCCCTGGTCGCCTATAAGGGTCAGCACGTAGTCGAACTTACAACCGGGGTTAAAAATGCGTGTTACCGCTGCTGCCAGTGTCTTGCGAATGATTGCACGGGTGTACGGGCTGTCCGTCACACCGAGGTAGTCGGTAAGCAGCGTATCTATGCGCTTTTCGCCATCCCACACCTGCGCGCTCAGGTAGTCCTTAACCGGGTGGTATTGGTTCTTGTCGAGTATCACCCTGAACGCATCCTCCAGCTTCGGAGCAGACGATATACCGTAAGACTTCTCGAAGTAGTGCCGTAGGTGCGACACATCTTTGTCGGTTACATGCGTTTTGCTCGGGTTGAACTTGCGCCACGGCACGGTGCCTTTCAACACCTCGCGCTGGTCAAACTCGTTGAGTGCAAACTTGCCCTTCAGCCTCGGGTCGTTCTCCAGTATAAGCACCATGTTAGCAATCGTGCTGTAGATAGTGCCCTTACGGTCGCAGTCGAGGTCGCCCTGCCAGTCGTCGTTTACCGGCTCCTTATCGTCCAGACTGCCAGTATCCTCGTCCTCTATACCAGCAAAATCGTCATGTGCGCTCTGTATCTTCTCGCTTACGATCAGCTTGCGCACCCTTGCGTCCTTGCGGGCGAGGTCTTCCATGGCAAGGTGTGAAGGCGTCCGGTTGACAGGTGTGTCCGCTCTTACGTTCTCGTCCTTGAGCCCGAACAGGTGGATACGCACAATGTCGAAGGCGTTGCACAGTCTCATGCTCACAGGGTCAGTGCCGTGGTGGGAGTATGCGTATTTGTCGTCGTAGGTGATAAGGCCAGCAGAGGTAGTGCCATCTACGTAGGAGTAGCGGCCTTCTATGTCGCAGGGCGTGTATACGTCAGACAGGTAGGTACTTATGGCATCGTGTATGGTGAAGGTCCGGCAGAAGGCACCTACTACGCCCTGCTTGTCCAGCGGGTCGCCCGCCTTCTTCATGGCCCGCATAAGCACAGTACCCTCTCGGTCGCTTACCGGCCACTCGCTGCTATCCTTCCAGTCACGGTAGCTGCTAAGCATCTCGTCAGCAGAGAGCCACTCCCCGTCCTGGTACTCGAACAGGTACTCCCCGTCTTTCGAGGTAGAAGGCCAGTACATCAGCCGCTCAGGCTGGTAGGTGGTATCATCGAAGTACTCTATACCGAGTGTGCCCGCTATGCGTCGTGATATAGCGCAGTACTCGTCGCAAAGTACCTGCCTGTCAAGCGGTATCAGCAGGCGTAGTCGGGGCTTGTCCGGGCTGTGCTTGTGTGTGGAGTAGACCGCAGCAGCGCAGCCCCACATCAGCATAAGGTCGTCCCATATCCCCGGCGGCGCGAAGTCCACATCAAGGGTTACAAGCTGCCTGTAGTTCACAGTACCCTTGCCACGTTTACCGCCAGCAAGGTAGCCGCCCACGAACCCGCCAACGTCTTTTATCTCGTCCTGTCGGGGCTTCTTGGTGTTCAGGTACTCGGCGTAGCTCTCCGTTGTCCGCTGAGTAGTAGCCAGCTTTTTGAGCAGCGCACCCCAGCTACTTACTTTGTTCTTCCAGTTGCTCTCGTGCCGGTTCCTGCCAGTGGCGAGGTCGAGCGGTCCATCGTGTATTAGTTCTATGGGCATTAGTAAGTTGTGTGTTAACCTGGTCCGCAATTCGGGTAATAGAGGACTATTCCCCCTTTTTTAATTTGTCAATACAACCGATGTAACCGGCTATGTCTACGAGATTGTCGTGTTTAGGCTTGTTGCTCTGTCGGGCTATCTTCACCCACGCCATGCAGAGGCCTACCTGCTCCGGTGTCACCTTGCCGCCCAGAATAACCTCCCAGCCCTTTGCTATGTTGGTGAAATTGGTCGTAACACTGCCGTAGTCCGCTTGCCTGTCGCCGTAGATAAGTTTCTGCGCCTGCTCGAGTATCGAGGGAGTGGGTTCTATCTTGTCAACGAAGCCGTTAGCGACCATGAATAGATCTAAATGGTGGTCAACATCGGTTTCGTTGTATCTTCCTTGCGGTGTAACCCATACACGGCCACGTATCCCATCGGCAAGCGCAAGGTAAGGGAACACACTTCCGGCATCTGCGGGAGCCTCAAATGATGTTACTTCTCTCCCATCACGGGTAACAAGCGGTGCGCCTGCAAGGGCTTTCTCCAAGTTGAATGGTTGCATAGTTTTATGTGTTTTTATTTTTTGTAGTAAGTACTCTCAAACCCTTCTGCCTTCAATGGCAGTCCTGCTGCCCACGGTATCGGCTCTGTCATTACACGCTCAAGGTCAGCCACGCTGCCAAAGGTCTCTGGTACGTCGGTAACAACCTCGTCGTGTACGTGCAGCGCTATAGAATAGCCCGCTTTGTCCACGCTCAGTAGGGCAAACGCCAGCCAGTCCCGTTGTGTAGCCTGCACGCAGTTGTGAACTATAATCGGACCAGTATTAGACAGTACCGTAAACCTGTGCAGAGGGCCCGTATTTTTTAGGTCGTAAACCGGTTGGCTGTGTCCGGTACCGAGAATAATTGCTCCGGGGCTACCCCATGCGCAAGCCTGTATAGCAACGTTGTCACCCCTATACCCGACTGCTCTGCGGCTTCGCTCACAGTCATGTCGCCCCACGGCGTATCTATGCGACGGTTGTTCCTTTTGTTTCGACCTTGCTTTAGCCAGGTGGCCCATACGCAGTTTTCCGGGCTGTAGTTTCCGTTCACGTCCTTGCGTTCTATGGATAACCCCCGTTTGTAAGTAGTCCCCATGTCCGTCCAAAATTCGGGAAACCCTATTTGCCACCTTTCGCAGACGGATATTCCGCGACCGCCGTAATTTGCCCAGGCCTGGTGCGTCGGGAGTTTGCAACGGTCGATCATTGAGCGCCAAACGGCATAGGCCGGATGACTGGACATACCGTGCGTAGTTGCCGCTTCGCCTATCGCTATATCTTTTCGACAGCCGCAGGACCTTATTTTGCCTTTGTTGAACTCCGTTGCGGCCATTAGCTTTTCTGCCCCGCAGTCGCAACGAACTAACCACACCGACTTTGCCCCGTCTGAGCCTGCGTAAGAAATTGCAGTCAGCAAGTTTACAGTCTTGCCCGTAATATCCTTGGCTCGATGATGCGGTCTTCCAACCTTCAGTAGTGAGTATGCCATGTTCTGGTGTTATGTGTATGCCGTTAAGTGTTATCGTTATTTGCTCCCCTTTGTCTATTAGCCCCTCGTGGCTAACCCATTCAACCCCATCCCAAACCATGTCGGTTGGGCTAACATCTACTATGCGCACCCACCCTGTTTTCGTCAGTACAAGAGTATTAGCGCCGAGGCAGTTCTCCACCAACTTGCCGCCGTATGTGTCCTCACGCTGCCACTGCTTAGTTGTCTGGTTCATACCTTCATAGCTCAGACTGTCGCCATACTTGCCCGGTGATAGCTTTGGACGCATGTAACCGAGCTGCCGTCCGCTCGGCAAGGTCATGAACAGCACACTATTGCGAACATGGAAGCTGATACCAAACTGCAAAGACTGCTTTTCTCCTGTCTCTACGGCGGTTATCGCCGCTGTCTCCATAGCCTTCCAGAACAGTACTATGTTAGGGTTTGCAAGCCGCCACGCTGTTATCAGCGGTTGCAAATCCTTCTTGTCAAGGCCCATTTTAAGTGCGCCCATTGCCTCCAGTGCGCCTACGCCCCCGCCGAAGCCGCAGGCAAGCTCAGCGATTTTACCCTTAGACCTCAGTTCGTAGTTCTCGCGGCCCTTTGCTATAGTCTCTATGGGCACTTTGAACATCTGCGATGCTGAGGCCTCATATATCTTACCGTGTGTAGCGAACACGTCCATGCGCCATTTCTCTTTAGCCAGCCACGCTATTACCCGTGCCTCTCCTGCGCTGAAGTCGCACACCCTGAGCTTGTTACCCGTCGGCGCGATAAATGCAGTCCGTATAAGCTGTGAGAGCGTATCAGGCACGTTGCCGTAAAAGAACTCAAGCCCTTCACCGTCGCCCTCTGCCACCAGTCTGCGAGCAAAGTCGAGGTCGTCACCCTCTATTTTGTTCTTAGGCAGGTTCTGCACCTGTACCAGCCTGCCAGCCCACCGCCCTGTGCGGTTAGCTCCGTAGAACTGGAACAGTCCACGGAAACGACCGTCTGCGCACACACCTGCCAGCATAGCATGGTATTTCTTGTTAGACGTTTTAGACATCTCCTGCCTTATGGTGAGCAGCCTGTCTACCCGTTCGCTGTTATCGTTCCCGAGCAACTGCGTAACTGTGTCCTTGGTCAACTTCTCTATAGTGTCGCCGGTCTCTTGCTCCAGCCATTTCTTGAGCTGCGCCACACTGTTAGGATTGTCCAGCCCTGTCAGCTCTACAGCTTCTTTCTCCAGCCGTGCGCGGTAGTCTGCATCTATGCGTATTGCGTTCTCTATGAAGGGTATGTCCAGCAGTACGCCGGTATCGTTTATCTTCTGGTCAAGGCAGTAAAGCTCACGCTCAGTCTGCGGTATCTCGTACCACGCTATTTTGTTGCGGATATTCCGCTCTACCACTACGTCCTGACGGCAGTACTCTATGAACTCAGCCCATTTATCCGGCTCGTCGGTTGGCAGGTTACGCAGGCTGCTATTGTTCTTGGTCGGCTTACGCGGTCCACAGTATGTGCGTATCAGCAGTTTACCCCTTGCATCCTTCTGGTCTACCAACTTCAACACCTTAGCAACCTGACCGAGTGCCAGTGGTAGCCCCAGCATAGAGGCATGTACCATAGTGCAATGCCACTGCGCTATGTCGGTCTTATGCCCGAAGTACTTGTCTATACACACCCGTTCAAAGGCTGCGTTATGGGCGCACAGCTCGACATCGTCATACCCACTGAGCGCGTCTGCCACATCATCAGGCAGCTTTTCACCGCTTGCGAGGTCTACCACTTGCGCAGGCTCGTTATCAAAGGCATAGGCGAACAGCAGTATAGCGAAGTCGGGAGACTCTACGTACTTGTATACGCCCACTTCTGACAGGTCGTAGCTGCTGTAGGTTTCTATGTCTATGGATAGTTTGCGAGGCATGTGTGTGGGGGTTATTGTAGCGGCTATACGCCTATTTAACATTGGCTTGGACTCAACCTATCTATTTCGGCGGCTATTAATGCTCCTGCAATAATCAAGCGTTCTATTTGTGGTTTATTTATCATTCGTAGGCACATTTCCTTGTCCCACCCTCCCGGGTAGCTTTCCTGGTCAATTCCCTCCTCATGCTCAACGGCTAATAGCATTTCTGCTCCCAAAGCAAGCTCCCCTGCTGCATTTTCAATATCATCACGCTCCAATGTTCTGCCGTGCTTTTCTATTTGCTCGCGGCGCTCAATTGCTATTAGTTTTACTCCTGAGTTTTCCATTTCCGAGTCTTCCAAATAACTCTCCGCTATTTCGAGTAGCCCCTCTCCATCATGGTCGGGGTTCTCTGATGTTATGGCATCCATAACCACATCGCCACACTCCATCAATTTATCAATAAGTGCAACTACTTCATTTCGTGTAAATAATTGTTGGCTTTTCATTTTTTAGGAGTTGATTGTTTGTGATTAATACCTTTGTCAGTTAATCTTGCTATGTCTTTGTCAAGGGCTATATGTCCACTGGCAAGCAAGCACTCTGCCGATGCCCTGTTAACCCGATGGTACAGACCGTTCTCGTAGTACCGGTAGTCGCCGAGATAGCAGTAAAGCACGAAGCCGGTCCGCATCTTCACCAGTATGGCATACTGGCTTGCACTCAGTCTTTTCATAACACCCTTCTTAATATACGTGTACTTCTTGCTCAGCTTATTACGTGTGTAGTAGTCGTGGTGATACCTTGTGCGGTCTCTGAGGTCGTCGTCATACTCGCCCCTACCGGTCCACCTGCTCACATGCCTGTTTTTACGTTGTACACACTGCCGCGCGCCTCGTGTAGCTCGGCCTTATCTCTCATGTCAGCCTGTAGGCTCTCTAAACTTCTCCGGTAGCGCAGCTCATTGCTTACCCACAGGTCGAAGGGCACTTGGTCGCCACGCCTGTACTCGTCAATCACACCCATCCGGTAGAGACACACGCGCTCACACCTCTCAAGGTCTGTGTGCGCATCCTTACGCACTATGAAGTAGTAGTCAGGGTAGCCCTTGATACGGTACTTATGGTTGAGCAGTGCGTCTGGTGCGGCATCTCTTGCGGCCATTGTACTGGCGAGTATACCTCCTTTACCGACTACGTGCAGGTGCATTTGTTGCGTTATCATTGTCTCTGAGTTTCTGCTTTGGTACGTTTGAGTAGTTGTCTGCCTACCATGCGGTAGAGGTGTTTCTTGGCGTAGTGCGCGTCGAGCTTGTTTGCTTTGAGCGGTACTAAGCAGGCCTTGTGCTCCTTGTCTACCAGCTCAGTAACTGCGTCATGCAGTCGCTTGTATGCAGCAAGGTTCATTCCTGCCCCATTGTAGTAAGCAGTCATGCGATCTGCTACCACCTCTGGTACTTCGTATTCCACACCGTCGAGTATTACAATAGCTGTCTGCATAGTGGTAAGAAAGGGAGCAGGCTGTTACACCTGCCCCCGGTGTTTTTGCTTTGGTTTAACCTAAATCGTCGTCGCTGTCTGAGCCGTCCACGTCTACATCTGCGAAGTCGCTGTCTGCTGATGCTCTGCCTGCCAGTGACTCGCCATCGCGTGTCTTCATTACGTTGTTCAGTCCGGCACCTATACCAGTGTTACCAGCTGTGTCGTAGGCGAAGAAGTTGATAGTTACGTGTCCGTAGTCACCGCTCTTTACATCGTCGGATGCTAACGACTTGTACTTACCGTTCTCGTCCTTCTGCGTGCCTACTACGCTCGGCTTCGCGTCACTCTTAGCGTTGACATACCAGTGGCCTGCGTAGGCTTCGCCCTTATCGTCTACCACACCATCATCGTCGCCATCACGCATGCAGATGTCAAAGTCTCTGGGCAGTTTGCCCTTGTTCTTCTTGTCTGCCTTCACCGTCTCAGACAGGTGGGCGATCACGGCATCGATAGCCTTCTTGTTCTCTGCTGCGCCTTTACCCTCCTTGGGTATCAGCACACACAGGCTGTATTTCTCGGGTAGACCGGGGCGCATAGCGGTCGGTACGAATAGATGCGCATACGAAAAGCGCACGTTTTGCAATAGCACTTTAGTGCTGAATGTTTCTGCCATTTTGTTTTGTTTTTAAAGGTTATATAAAAATTAACTATCCTAATTCGTCTGGTACTATAGAGGCAAAGTCGTCGGTAGGGTTGTTGAACTCCGGTCGCTTGTCTGCTTTGTCTACCAGTGCAGGCGCTCCCGGCGCTTTGATGGTGTATTGCGCCAGCTTCTCGTCGAAGAACTTCTTGCCTGTCAGTTCTTCCAGAGCGGTGATACCTACCATCTCCTGCGGCTTGAACAGCTTGATGCGGTCGTAGCCTTCTTTAATGATAAGTTTCTGTATAGCCGGTGCGTCGGTGATCTTGCGCATACTTTTACCCGCTACCAGTTTAAATTCAGGCCACTTCTTGCCTTTCAATGCTTGCTCCAGCGCATAATCTTTCACGCTTTTCACCCAGTTGGTAAACGCCTCAGCCCGGCTAAGTATGGCTGCTACCTCGTTGTCAGTAAGTAGCGGTGTTGCAGATAGCAATAGCTCGATTTCAGGGTTCATCACTTCAGCGAAGTCCATTTGCGCTATCTGCACCTGGTACTCAGCGTTTGCGCGGCAGGTAGTCTTAGCTTTACAAAACTGGCAGTGTTTACCTGCAGCGTACTCGCCCTCACCTTTGAACGCCAGCGCAGCAGTCGGCACCAGCACATTCTCTGCCCACACCTTCAGTGCTACATAAGTCATTTCGTGCACGCTTATGTTGTTCATACGCGGCTGATAGATGTGCATCTGTATGGTGTGTATGTCGTACAGGTAGTCGTACTCAGCCAGCGCGGCCAGCGCGTATATCTTTAGCTGCGGGTTGTCCACGCAGGACACCGCCACGCCCTTGCCATACTTCAGGTCTATCACTCTGAGCACACCGTCAGCCACTATTACATTGTCCAGCGTGCCGAAGCCCTCAGGTATGTATGCGGCACAGCTAAGTTTTTGCTCTGTGAACAGTTGTGCATCCGGGGTAGTGGCTCTCGCCTCAGCGAGCTGCTCCAATACGTAGATGGCGTAAGCGTCGCAGTACTCATACATAGCTTTGTTGTACAACGGGTCCTGCTCGTAGATGGCGAGCTGCTCACGGTACTTCTTACCCGTGATCGCCTTACTGCGGTGTGCGATTATAAGCTCCCCGATGGAGTGCGCAAGCGTGCCCTCGTCTGCCGCCTCGCTGCTCGAGCGGTTGAACTGCATCTCCAGCCGTGCAGACGGAGGGCAGGCCAGCCACTTCGAGGCAGACGACGGACCTAATATGGCGTGTTTACTGGTCATGCTTTGTTAGGTAGGGCTTTTATGAGTTCCAACGCTTCTGCGAGACTCTCAGCAGGTATTTTGCTCAGACCATCAAAGCCCATTTTCTTAAATACGGCTACGCAGTCTGCGTTCACCTTTTTGCCGCACTCTGCCCGTACCTCGACGATGGTCACACGTTCGCTGCCAGTCTTAGCATTGGGCTTTTCTGCCGGTGCTGGCGTTTCCGCTGTCTCCGCAGTCTCGGCCTTCACCTCTTTGGCAGGTGCCTGCGGATCAGGTTTAACGGTTGTTTTCTTCGGCACCTCTGGCGCAGGCTTCGCTACCACTGAGCCGTCAAAGGCGTTAGCGAGCTGTTGTAAATGGGCGACGTCGGTCGGTAGGCTGGTGTCCAGCTTGATTGTAACTTCCACTTTCGTTAAGTTTTAAGTGTTAATAAATAGAAAAGATGTAATCGTGTTGACCTTATTGCGCAGACAGCGCACCTCGGTAGCTAATTTCAATGCGCTTGAGTTGTAGCTGGTTGCACAGCTTTGTAGCCAGTACGCTCTCTGCGGGGTAGCGCAGTCTGAACACTGTTATCAGCGTGTCTGCCGCTCCGATATGCAGCGTATTGGTGCAGCTATCTATGTACTGCGCAAACTTGTTGTAATCTCTCGTTTCGGAACTCGGTTGATTGTGTGTCATGCTTTTTTCAGTTTTATATATCCTTTGGGGTTAGCTTTAATCCGTAAGTACAAACTGTAGTTTACGTTGGAGTCTTTCTCTCCGCGCACTTGATGCTTCAGACCATCGTGTACGCCGTACAACCTGTACACCTGGCGACGGTTCTTTTTGGTTCTAATGCAGAACTCGTCTATCGGTATTATTTCATCAGGCATAGTTAAAATAATGTTAAATGAGTGGAGGCCGTAAGCCATTAACAAACTTTGTATCTGAATACTTACTAACTTTGTCCGACAATGTTCGGTAAAGGTTCTTTAGACAAAACGTCTTTGATCTTCTTGATGTTGTCGCCTCTGCCGCTGCCAGCCATTAAGGCGCGCAAAAAAGCAGAGCGTGTAATACCAAGTTTAGTAGCTTTCTGGTGCTGCGTGAGCAGCTCGCCGCCGAAGTGTTTAAGTTTTAGCTTTTCATCCTCCGTGAGTGAAACGCTTTTACAAAAGCTTGGTTTTGAGGTAGTTGGTTGTGTTTGCATTGTTCGTTATTGTTGGACAAAGTACGCTACAATGTTTGACATAAACAAGCGAAGTTTTCTGTAAAAGCTAAATATTTATTTCAGTAATTAAAACAACACGTATGGATGCTTTAGTGGGTAATATTTATAACGAATTAAAATATCTCAAAAAAGTAAAGAACCAAACCGATTTTGCGCAGCAGTTGGGCCTCGGTAAGAGCTATGTAAGCACACTTATCGCGTCGTCAAAGCCGCCGATAAGAGAGATTTGTGAAAAACTGCAGTCGAAATTCGGCATCTCGGCAGTCTGGCTGGCCACCAACGGTAACAGCGGGACAGATATGTTTGGTAATGTGAAAAGAGTAGATGTGCAAAACATAGTTGCCGAAGAACCCAGCACTTACACTGCTGCACAAAAAACCCATAAAAACGAGGGAGATATTGACATGGACATGCTATACTCGCTAATACAAACCCAGCACGACTACGCTATCGCGGCAAAAGATAACGCCGCAGCGGCCAAGGACACAGCCCGCGCTAATCTTATTCTTACCGAGTTGCTGCAAAGCACCTACGGTGAGCACGGCATGAAAAAAAAAGTGTCGTAAAGTCAAAGATTATACAAGTAATACCGCCGCATAAGGTCGTAGGTAACGGGGATCAAGCCCTGCACCAACTGACTAAATAACTGACCAACCGCAGCGCAACCGCTTGAAAGCCCACGCTGGCAAGCGGTTGCCAATTGCCACTAAGTCCTAGTCGGACTACTATAGCGTAAAAGCTCAAAGTGCGGTGGGTAGCGGTTTTCCGGCTACCCATCACTGTTTTAGGGGGTTTTCACGGCTTTTCATTACCGTTCATTACCTTTGAATTACCGCACATATACCAATCACAACTGACTAACTAACTGACCTATATGGATATTACGCTCAAAGCCACGCTGCGCAAACGCAACCCCGACAAGGACGGACTGTGCCCCATTGCTATAGCCATACGTGGTGGCGGCAGAGAATTGTACTGCGCCACCGGTGTGAAGGTCCTCCCTGACCACTGGGTAAACGGCAGTATCACTAAGGGTGTGAAGAACTACGATATACTGAACAGCTCTATCAGCAAGCGCATACTGGACGCGGAGCGTAAGGTGTTGCTATTGCAGTCTGAGAATAAGCCTGTAACCCTTGAGCTGGTGAAGGGCCTACTCAAGCCGGAGCAGCAGAAAACGGAAGGGTTTTTGGACTTTTACCGCGCCTACATCGACAATATCAAGATAACCAGCAAGAAAGCACCAGGCACTATAGCGATATGGGAGACCGAGTACAACTCGCTCAAGGAGTTCACCAAAGGCGTGCTACCGTTCTCAGCGGTAACACATGACATGCTCGATGCCTACCACGTCTACCTTGCACAGTATGCGGTTCGTGTGCGAGATGGTAAAGATGTGGGCTACAAACCTACCACACTGCATAAAAAACTGAAAAAGCTGCTACAGATTATACGCAGCGCGGTCAGGAAGGGTAAAATGTCAGCTACTCAGGTAGACGGCTTCGAGATGGTGAAGTACGTGGAGCCGGAGACACACTACCTTACCCTGCGGCAGACACAGGAACTGTCCAACCGCTTGTACGCTGGTGAGTTCGACGGCAACCTCACTATGCGTCTGGTAGTCGCCTTTTTCCTGGTGGAGTGTTACGGAGGTATTAGGTTTGGTGACTGGCACCGCTTCGAGGTGGAGACGTTGATACAGAAAAGCAAATTTAAAGTGCGCACAGCAAAGACAGGTGCAGCGGTGTACTTGGATCTCTCCATTTTCACCAGTCTTGCGAAAATACTGGACTACATTAAGACCAACGATATGCACTTCAATTTGACCGAGAAAACAGCAAACCAGACACTCAAGACTATTGGCAAGCTGCTGGACCTGAAGTTTCCGCTGTCTACCCACGACGGTCGCCGCACCTTCGGCACACTACTGGGAGAGCTGGGCTACCGGGAGAGTTTTATTGCTGAGGCTATGGGTATATCTGCGGTTACGGCCAGACGGTACATAAAGATAACCGGGCAGAACATGAGTGCAGAGCAGGCGCGTGTAGGTGGGTTCTGACTACCCGTATGCTATAAACCCTACTATCTTCTTATCGCTCAGGCTGCGTGTACGCGCGCACACCATGCCTCCGGTCCTGCTACCACCTGCATCGGTGTTACCCTCTATGGTGTGTATGGTGTCACCGTCTACGCTTACCACAAAGAAGATATGTCCCAGCCCTTTGCCGTAGTTCATCACTCCGAGGTAGCCCGGCAGTATGGCCGCTGTTTTAGTTTTCTTCATGTCTGGCGGGCAGGTGTTCCACATCTCCATCACGCCTCCCGTCCTTGGCAGTCTGTGTGTCACCCCTATAGCCTTGGCAGCCTCGCTCACGCAACGGTAGACGAAGGCCGCACACCATGCGTAGCCCTTACCTAAACCTATTGTTCTCAGGCAGGCCTCCACGAATACGCCAGCATTGCTGCCAGCCGGTACTTCCTTCTGCCCTATATAGCCTTTAGCTATCTCCAGAGCAGTCATGGCCAGCGATATTTGTGCAGGTATCACCGGTGCTGCTACATGCTCGTTATGTTCGTTCGTTCTCACTTGATCCAGTTTACAGGGTTACTAATCTTACCCATCATGCCACCAATCAGTATAAACAGCAGCACGGAACACAGCCCCGCCAGTCCTACTATCCACCACATAAGCCCCTTACGGACACCTGCTGCAGCTTCATACTTCTGCTTGTACTTGCTGGCTTCATCCATAGCTGCTACATATCGCTCATTGCACAGGTCTACCGCCCTGGTATCCTCTACGGTGTTGGTTATGGGTATCTGTATAGTGTCATGTACTCTTGTATGGGTAGATGGCGGGCATGGTACACGCACATTACGTGTATCTGCGCCTGCCTTACGCACGCTATCGCAGTCTACCCTTACCGTATCATGCTTGGTGGTAATTACCGGCTTTCCTGGTAAAAACACAGGCTTGCCCTGCACCGTGCCTGTCTTCACAGGGAACCGGCTCCACGCCCAGTGCCGCGGCACGCTGTCTGTGCGCTTGGTATTACACTCTGCTGCCAGTTTATCAAACTTGCGCAGCATCTTCTCAGGTGTTTTACAGCCGAAAAGGCTGGCGAATACAAACGGTATGCCCAGCAGTAGCAGCAGGTAAATAGTTGGTTGTTTCATATCAGGTTGTGTTTTAGCTTGGTTATTGCTCAGGTGTTTTTTCTTCCTTTTCTGATGGTCCACCTCTCCACAGTTTGATAATCTGCGGCACAGTAGCAACGCCAGCCAGCAGACCTATCATTGTCAGCAGACCGTAGTAGATGTACTGCGGAAGGCTGTGTGTCCTGTGTACTGCGTATATTACAGAGTAGCATACAGTTAGTACGAACATAAAAGCGTATAGCCTCTTACTGCTCGGGGCTCCGTTCTCTGATAGGGCATCGCCTATCCATTTTATTAGTTTCATACTATTTATTTTTGCTGTTTAAAATCGCTATTTGCGTATTCATTATTTCTATTTTTGGCTGTGTCTCAGCCTTCCATTGCTTTAGGGTGTTAATGTCATACAGAACATTGCTGAGGTACATAGTAGCCCACAACACAGAAGCTATTACACCAGCGCTGCCACCTATCACCCAGCGCACTAGCGGCATATTTGCCGACTTTACTTCAATAAGTAATTGTTCTTTTTCGTTGTTTCCCATCACCTTACGAAATTTTCGATAGTTAAGTAGTAAACGCTTGTGTCATTCCACACTTTGAACAGGCTATCAAATTCAGCAGGGAAACATTGCCTGTACCGTACGCCTATCATTCGCCTATCCAATGTGTCCACGCTTGCAAAATAACAAGACTTAGCGCCCTCAAACATTGTGCATTTGCCTGACATTTTATTGTCAAACCATGCAGGCACATGATAGTAAGGTATAGCCCCGTATGCAATAAGTAGTAATAGTGTTTTCATTATTTACTGTTTCTAAAAGCATTAGTTAAACTGACCGCCTGTACTGATGTAATTGCTACCCCTGCTGTAACTCCTCTTGTTGCACGGGTAGAGCGTACTGTGCCTGTTGTCCCCGTTCGGAATATCAATAAATTGCCAATGGTATAAGATGTACTGCCTGACCTTGTACGGGTATCAACACTAACGCCGTTTTTCATAAATATCCTGTTCATTGTACCTGCTAAAGCAGTATTAACCCACATGCCATTACTTGCAATAGATGTATCGTAGTTAACTACTAACGTACCCTCATATAACTGTAAACGTGAACTAACTAAGCTTGCCGTAGCAATACCGCCCCTTATACACCATGCGGCGTTAAAGCCTGTTGCAGCATCACTACCCCCCATGTCAAATGGCTGCGTTGTGCCTGATGGTTTTAATGCGGCGGTATTAATGTAGTTTGAAAAGTGATATTGAAAATTACCCGTAGGCATGGCAAAGTTAGTATTGATATGCCCACTTGAACCATCGCTCCTCATGCTATCCCTAAAGTATGTTACTGTGCCTGAATCAGTACCAGCTACAAGCCGCTTCATGTCCATACGTAATGCTGTACTATGTGCGGTATCGCCCAATACAGGCATTAGTACACTAAGACTATCCCATACCCTCAAATATGATACATTCGCATAGCTGCAATTCGCTTGCAAGCGCAAACAAAGGTTATCCGCCTTAACAAGACGGGTAACATTAAGTGCCTGTGTGCTTGCCGCCACATCAATAGCTTTCACATACAACATAGTAGCTGGCTGCCCTATACTACGTGGCATGGGTGTATATTGTGCCTGTAAATTAGTTCCTATTATTAATAACAGGATTAACGTATAAATTCGCATCTGATTTTTGTATAAAATAACGTGAAATTTCAGCCGCCCCAATGTCTTGATATGGTCGCCCTGTTGCTGTTGTACCGCCCTGAAATAGTATAAAACTTTGCCCCCAATGTAGTATTTTGTTACCACCTGCGCCCTGTATTACCCTTAGTTCATAGGTAACACCCTCTACCAATGTAGCTGTATCAACGGTAACGGTATCTAAAGCATTATTCATAGTTATTTTCTGAATAAGCCCGTTTGCACCGCTATAAGTAAATGCTGTAGCTTCGGTAATTTGGTATGTGGTGTTAGGTGATATGCTGATAACCAACGTATCGCCCGTACCTGCCGTAATTGTTACAGGTGCTATGCCCTTAAGCGGTGAACCGCCGCCACTACCCCCCGTAGCAGATATAGTAAATGTTGGATAGCTGCCTGTTACGGTTATATTCGTGCTTGCTGTTATGGTCACTGTTTGGTCAGGGGCTGTATTGGTAATGGTGTATGTCCCTGCCCCTACTATCGGTGAAGTGCCGCCAATGCTTACCCCTGTACCTGCCACTACGCCTACACTTGTTACCGTTCCTGTGCCAAATCCCCTACCATTAACCCATGCTCTCGTTGCATCGAATGTAGTTGTGTCGCTGTATAGTTGGTATGTAGCCAATTTACCCTTCAAATCATACCGCAACAATCCTCCCGAACCATTGCCTGTATATACACTATCCCCTGGTACAGTTATCGGGTAATCATCAAAGGTGATAGTACCACCACCACCTGCACCAATCATAATGCCCTTCCCACCTGTGCCATGAATATGTACTCCCATGCTGCTATTTGCCTGTACAGTATCGGTTTTAACTAATGAGGTTATGAGATTGTTTGCTCCTAAATTAAGGTCTGCTATTGCGCCTGCGTAGGGAACGTATCCTGTGAGTGAAGGTATCTGACCGTTAACCCATGAACGGGTAGCATCCCATTGGCTTGTATCACTGAAATTCTGCTTAGTATTTATTCGGTTGCTAAGTCCTGCCGTGTCCGCTTTTAACAGATAGTTCCCCAACTCACTATTTACCGCTGCTGTTGTTGGTAGTGTAAAGTTGTTGGGGCTGGTGAAATTTAAAGCGAATAGCCCTGCTGTGTCAAGGTAGAACGCCCCCGAACTAAGCCCTAATCTATTCCCAGCCGTATACGTAGCCCCTGCATACTGTGGAATGTTGAGCGTAGCTCCTACCAATGTAGCTGCTCCGCTTGTGCCTGTGGTGGTAAGTGATATTGATTTTTGCATAATGGTAGTATCTGCATCGAAACGCCACGTACCAACGCCTGTTATTGGGTTTGTTCCAGTTATCGTAATGCCTCGCCCTGCGGTATAGCCTACTGATGTTACTGTGCCAGAGCCACCGCCGCCACCTGCAAGACCGTGCCAGCTGCCTGCTGAGTAGTAGTACAGCGTTCCAGCAGTAGTGTCTATATACACGCTGCCCCCGTTACCGTATGCGCTGCCTGCGTAGGGCACAGTGGGTAGCTGCACCTGCTTGAACTGCACCGGCATACGGAACACGTTCAGGCCGGTACTGTCGGCAAGGTTGTAGGAGTATACCAGTCGCTGAGCTGAGCACAACGCTGGAAGTAAAAGCAGTATTAATAAAAGTCTTTTCATTATAGTCCGAAATAGGTTGTTAAGTAATTTACTACACTGGTTTGCTCGCCGCCAGTCAGTACCCTGTCATACATCAGTATGCAGCCGATCTCAGCCTCACACAGTCCTACTCCTACCGGAGCCGCTATAAAAGTGTTTGTGTTTTCGCTGGTTACTACGCTCACAAAGTCTGCCGCGCTGTTATCTTTCTTGATGCTCAATTCACTGCCTGACGCAGCAGCGAAATTCATTAATATGGTGTTGACATGCGCCGTATCAGCTGCTGAGGTGTTGTACCCTATGTTAAAACCAACATCGCCTTTCATGTTCACCTGTAAACCGAGTACAGTGTCATACACATAGGTCTCGAACTCCCCAGTTATGGTCCCTCCGGTTGTCGCAGCGTAATAGAGCATGTTTAGACTTGTCACCGGGTTAGGATACTTGGACACTATGAAACATGTGCAAGCGGCATCGCCGGATAAACCGGCCATGTTGCCCACTGTCTCCATGTCCGTATCGTCTATTGCTATCGCGGGCCGTGTGCCGAATACCGCGTCTACCTTCTGCGCGTTGCCCGTAACTGGCAGCAGGTGGTTTGCCAGTCCGCTCAGGTCGTTCCACTTAGTCACATCGCTGCCTGTAGTCTCCACTCCATACGACGAGAACAGGCTGAGTATCAGTCCTGCTGTCACAGGCAGTACCGGTGCTACCTCGTCGGTAGTCACGCTCAGGCTTACGGGTGTGCTGTACACTCCCGGAGCGCAGACGTTGCGCACAAAGAAAAAATACTCCGTACCGCCATCCAGTCCTGTGAGTGTTCGCACCGTTGACCCTGTGGTTACCCATGTGTCAGGTGTAGTGCCTGTAGTGTTGTATGCGTATTGATAACCTGTACCGGAGCTGCCATCCCACTCAAAGGTGGCAGATGTTCCGGTAAGGTCAGTATTAGTCAGTCCTGTGATTATTGCGCAGGTAGTTGGTCTTGCCAGCTCAGTGGCATACTCCTTCTTATTGCCTTCATACTTCACCAGGTCTTTATCGTATTGGTATTGCACCTGCTGAGGTATGCTGCCCATGTCGGTTACACCGTTCTCGTTACAGAACTTCACAAGCATATCCAGTGTGCCATACGTTTGCAGGCACAGGTCGTAAATTGATTGTCCGGGCTTGTGTGTTACGTAGCCTATCATCGGGTTGCTTTTGCGTCTATTATCAGTTTACCGTTTATGTCGTAGGTTATTTTGGTGTTACCTACATCGTAGCCGTCTCTCTGCATGGCCTGTCGCACGTTCTTAGCTATCACCAGTTGCTTGTCTGTAGACTTCAGATAACCTGCCACGCCTACACCGTTCTGTGGGAATTGCTTCCACTCACCAGGGAACGAACCTATCATGTCTTTTAGGTGCCGCTCGTCAGATGGTGCCACGCCCATAAGCGTTGCCCCTATGGGTAGGTCGCCGTTTGCGTCCAGTGCTATGTCGTAGCGGATTGCCATTTTGCAAGTCTATACTGATTATTTTGGATTTAGCCTATAGTAACGTACACTATATTTTTTTTATCGGACAAAGTTTGGTGCTTTGAATTGTCTGCTGTAGATTTGTCTTTTCTCGGCAATGTGCCCCGATGTAAATCGGCATAAAAAAGACCCACGCTATACACGTGAGGCTAAACTTCTACCCGTTTTAGCTTGCTCGAAAGATTTGACCTTCTTGCAAGTATCAAAATGCGTCTTCGCATCTTGGCTCGCTGGCTGATTAGACAACCTCGCGAGTAAAAGCCCCTGACTCATCAGGGGCTTTTTTATGCTCGAAATTCTACATAGTAGTTGCGCCTACGACCCTGCACCGTGCTGGACCTTAGTATTCTCTACCATAGCTGCGGTGGTCGGTGTCAGCGGTGCCGCGCTGTACGATGCTATCGCTGCTGCGAAGGCTGCGGCAAACGCGTCCGGCAGACCGGGTGCAGTGGTGAACGTCGCAGGTGCTGCTGCCGCCAGCGCTGCAAAAATCACTTTCAGGTTATTGATGTCTGTCTGTAAGTCGTTCCACGCCTGCACCGATGGTGTCACCTTCAGCAGCCCGCCGAAGCTGTCACCGTCCAGAGCTATGCCGCTGGGTAGCATCTTTATAGTGCTGCCGCCTACTACGTAGAGTATCTCGTCTATCTTACTCCACATACCTATGTACGGTTGCAGGTTGGCATTGTTTTCTACTATTACCGTGCTGCCTATCTTGGGTACGTACAGTATCCCGTCCACCTGCTCAGGCATGAGCCACACCTCGGGGTACTCCATCTCTGTCTCACTGCTGATACTGCGCACAGAGCAGCTACGGGTGGCCACGTCCACAGAGAGTACCTCTGCGCTAAACGCCTGCTTACCGTCTGCTGACCATATCCGCACCAGTGCGTGCAGGTCCCTGCCTATGTCGCTTATTACACTCATATCTTATAGTCTAACGTTATCTCCTGTCGCAGTCCATCGTCGTAGCCGCCGAAGTACCTCACTGCTTTCACCTTGTATAGTCCGCTCTGCTCAGGCAGTATCTTGTTCACCAGTTGCACCGTGTCGCCATGCTTTACGTAGGGTATGCCGAAGGTGGTGAAACTACCCTTGAACCCGTCATAGTAGTATTTCTCCAGTTGGGGCTTGCCTATCTCGAACAATTTCTCAGGGTCGTCTATGGCATCGTAGATGTTCATGGTGAACCGCTCGCCTATATCCTTCAGGTACTTGGTCGGGAAGTCCTTACCCTTCTCCTTGGTTACGTAGGTGAACACTCCGGCGTTGTTGTAGATAAGTATCTCTGTGCAGGCGTGTTTGGTTTCCTGCACTCCATCCAGTGTTACACCGCTGCTGTCTATGCGGTAGTTGCTTTTCACTATCATACTCAGCACTGCGTCGTCCCTGCGCTGCCACTTCAGTTTGTCGTTGTCCAGTATGTTCTTCTGGAACGTGAAGGTGTGGCGCACTGTGTCCTCCGGCAGATAGTGCAGGTAACCGATGCGCAGCTCGTCACCTCTGAAGTAGCTGTCTACCCGGTACTGGGATTTGATGCGCGCCAGCATAGACGCAAGGCTGCCCCGTGTGGTGGTGAAGTTGTTTACATTGAACTTCAGGTCTGTTTTGCTGAAGTCAGACACCTTCAGGTCCACATAACCTTTGTACCTGGTGATGATAGGTAGGTTCTGGCTGTCTGCTATAATGGTTGATGTTATCTTTTGCAGACTGATATTACCCCAGTTCTTTGCCGGTGTAGGCATCTGCTTGAGCAACCACATGTTATCCTCGCATTGCAGTGTAAAGGGTAGCTTTGGTTGTACGAGGCTGATATACCCTTTGAACAGGTCAGGTATGCCTTTCTGCCCGGTCATGTAGGTGGTCTCGCCACCGTTCACTACGGCTCTGTAACCTACGTTGAACTTGATAAGGTCGCCACGCATAAACACAGGCACGCTGTCAAAGCCGCCGAGGTTGCTGTTATCGCCGTTGATGTTGCCCAGTTGCACGTAAGTCGATTTGATGCCCGGGAGTATGGAGAACGGCTGCCCTGCAACTTTGAACGCTTTTATCTTCACATTCTTGGGTAGTATCAGGCTGAGGGTCTGCGTCAGATCCTCCCACGTGCTGAGGCCCTCGTATTTGTGCATGTACGAGAACACCAGCAGCAGGTTCCTGTTAGGGTACTTGTCTGTTGGCACTTGCTGCACCTGCACGTTAGATAGCACTAAGTATTCCATTAGGGTAGCATTTCGGTCATTGGCACATCGCTGATGGCCACTATTGTAAATCGTTGTGTCGCATACTCGCCTTCCATCTGGCCCATAGTAGTGCCGGGCATAATGCAGATATAGTAGATGTTGTTCGCGTTCAGGTAGTAATTGGTTACGGGTATCGGCACCGGCGCGGCAAACAGCTTACTCATGTTGATGATGAAGTCCATAGGCGCTACACCGGGAGTGCTGTTGTAGATACCTGTTATGTTCACGTCATTGTCACCGCTGCTGATAAACTCCTTTATGGTCTGCGGCAGCCCCTGTATGTCGGTTTTTATCACCTTTGGGTTAAAGCTGATGTTTACCAGAGCACAGTCTATCTGCACGGTCCGGTAAAAGTTCTCTACGCCCTGCGCATCTGTGTAGGTGTTCTTTCCGTCTGCATCTCCGTCGCCGAGTGTTATACTGCCATACACCGGTGTGCCCAGTGCACTTGTCCGGTCCGGGCTGTCAGGCGCATAGCCGCCCCTGTCTTCTATCGACTGGAACTGGTTGTTGTTACTCCGTTTAGTCTTGGGCATGTTCAGCAGCAGGAAGGCGGCAGCCTGCGCTCCACCTTTGGCTATTGTCTCGCCCAACACACCGAAGTCGCTCTTAGGCTGCACAGGGTTGCTGTTACCCGGTGTGAACTCTCCGCGTATTACTCCTCTGTTGGGCGAGGGTGTCTGCTTTACTGTAGCTATCTTTGCCATTAGTACCCTGCTCTTATTTGACTGTCATTTAAAATACTCTGTATCACATCTCTCAGTACCTCTGCTGTCCGGTCTGTGTCCATCTTGCCTCCTTCCTGCACCGTGTTCTGCTTAATCCCGTTGATCTCCTTAATGCTTATGTTGTAGGTTATCAGCCGCTGGCCTGTTACCGTGTCATTCGGCGGCATGATCTTGTCGTGCTTCTCTGTCTTGCCAAATCCCGGCTTGCCAAATCCCGGCTTTATGCCGTATGTCTCCTGTAGTCCTGTTGGCGGCAGAAG